TATACTATTACAGGTACTTTATCTGGTAATGCATCGACTGCAACTTTATGGCAAAATGTTGGAGCAAACTGTTCTACAGCTAAATCTACATGGAATAATAGCCGTGGAGGTACTATCGTATATGGACAGAGTTGGAAGTCTACTGCTTATACATATACGCCATCTGGCGGGTCTGCAACTACTATTACTGATTCAGGTGATGTTTCTTTCTATGTAAAAGCTGGCTCTACTACTTCCAATGTTTTGACAGCTAACATGGCAATTGATGGTGAAATATTTGCCGGAACACAAGTAGTGTCACCTATTGTCAACGCTACTTCCTACTTTTCCTCACCATACTTAATCGCCACAAGCGCAATGAGTTTATCTGGTGGTAAAGTATCGGCTTTAGCTACAGCTACTTCACGTTTATACAGCAACGGTCTTGCTATTTCTAATCCTGCTACAGCTAATGACCAAGGTTGGATAAGAGTTACAGGAACAAGTGAATCTGATACAGTTCTTGAGATAGCTACTGGTGATGATGGCGGAGCGGGAGAACAAATTGTTGCAAGGCAATATAATACAAGTAATGCAGTCGCGCACCAAATAACTTTATTAGATACTTCTGGATATACTACTTTAAACCATCTGAATGTTGGATATACGAATACTAGTTATGATATTTCTACCGGTTCTTTGATTAGTAATTCTTGGGTAAGAACTAAGGGTTCAACTGGTTGGTATAGTGAAGATTACGGCGGCGGTTGGTATATGACCGATACTAGTTGGATTAGAACTTATGGAAATAAAAGTATATATCAAAATACTGGTACTTTACGAACAGACGGTACTCTCCAAGTAGGTTCAAGTGGAACTTATTTTCAAGCTAATTCTTCTGGTGTAACTTCTAGTACAAACTTTACTTTAAATCGTACTAGTACTCAAGGCGGCTATTATTTGCAAAATTCTGGCACTACTTATGCGCGAGCTTGGGTTAGTACCATTGGTACGGCAGGAGATGGCACTAATACTGGAACTACTGGTTATGTTTATTTGCAGTTAGGTAATGACACATCTGTTACTAGTACTTCTGGTTCTGGTGCAAATAATGCGACCGGCAGAATTAGATTATATGGATCTGGAAGTTATTATCAAGACATTATTCCTCAACCTAACGGTAGTAATAGATCTGTTTACTTACCCAATTATGCTGGAACAATGTACTTAATCCATGGAAGTAGCAATTCGGCTATAGGTAGCTCAACTAAACCAGTATATATAGCAGCCAATGGTAGAGCAACGGCTTGCACTTATTCTCTTAGTTCCACTGTTAACTCTGGTACTACAAGTCATTTAGCCTATTATTCAGCGAGTGGCGCAATAAGTTCCGCCAGTAATATGAGTATTGATAATGATGAGAATAGACTTACTGTAACTTCTGCTAGTGGAGACTACAGTGAGTTTACCGCTACAAGAACTGGCGGCTCAACAGTTTGGATGGGTGTTGGTAGTGGAAATACCAATCATGGACTTTATAGTGATACTTTAAATAAGTGGATGGTATATGCTGATAGTAGTAATGTCTACTTAAAGGGTAATGCAGATACAGCTACAACTTTGTCTTCAACATTAGCTGTTAGCTTGGGTGGAACTGGTAAAACTAGTTGGACGGCCAATAGGCTAATTTATTCAAGTGCTGCTACTACTTTAGCTAATGCTACAATGTACTGCGATGGAACTCATTTAGGAGTTAACTCAACAACAACTACTATAGATTTAACTAGCGCTGGTGCTGGTACACCTACTCATACTCTTTATGTGGGAGGAAGTGGATATTTTTCTAGCTTTATCAATATAAGTGGTAATATAGCCTTTGTCGGGTCAAATAGAAGGATTAACACAACGTATGATGGGTCAACGTACAATGTCTTGAGGATGGATCACGGTAGTGGCAATGTTTCGCTCAATGCAGCTTCTGGAAACCTTTATCTAGGCTGGACTACAACTAATGCAATAATACTGGGCAACACAAGTACTGATGGCAATTCTGCTAACTTCTGGGGAACAGCACTTCCCTCCACTACTACTAAAGGGGCAATTTTCTTCAAAATTTAAAATTCGAAATTTCCGGGCAAAAAGTTTTAAAATACCTTTGAGATTTTTCAAGATATACTGTAAGAGGTAGAGGGCTTCCGCCCTCGGTTTAAGGAGAAAAAATTTTTGGACAGAAAGAGATAAAATGAGTCCAATAAAAATTAAGTATCTATAGAGGACGGAAACCTCCTATCCCTTACAGAAAAATTTTTGGACAAGAAGTTAAATTTTTGATTCGAGATTTTTCATAGTATATCGAAGGGGAGAAAACCTCTTCAAAATCTATAAAGATTTTTTCAACTTTTTAATTAAAAAAGTACGAAAGGAAAAAGTTTTTAAGATGGCGAGTTTAGCATATAAAGATTATCAAAGTAATAGTGGAAATTCTTCTACAATGTATTTTCACGTTCGTTGCAACCAAATATCCACCAACGGAATAGCTTCAACAGTTGCTATAAATGTTTATATAACAGGAGGAGCAAATGTTTCAGCCACAATAGACAATACACGCAGAACTTGGTATGTTTGTGTTGGAGGAGTTAAAGTTAGTAGTGGTACCATGGCCACTATTAATAATCCGGGTAGCTTATGGACAAGATATTACTACAACGGTACCACAGTAGTAAATCATGCCACTCCAAGTACAACTACAGCCAACATTACTGTTTATGCTAGACAGAACTTATATAAGTGGAACAATAGTACCTCTACCACTAATTATGTTGCCATTAGCAAAACTTTTAATCTTGTAGTTCCCAGAGTGTATATTTACAGTGACGGCAAATGGAATCCAGCTATTCCTTACGTATATAATGGCGGATGGAAACCTGCGGCGGCCATGATATATAATAGTGGATGGAAATATTGTGGAACGAGTGTTACTAATAGTTAAAAGGAGGAAAATTTTATGGATGAAGGTTTAAAAATTTTGTCCCAAATATTTGAGCTTTGTATAGTGCCTCTTTTGGGAATTTTAACAACTTATATTGTTAAATTATTGCAAAGCAAGAAAGTAGAAATAGACAAAACTACAGATAATGAAATGGTAAAGAAGTATACTAATATGTTACTTGAGACGGTAGAGACTTGTGTTATTGCTACTAATCAAACTTATGTAAACAGCTTAAAGGAAAGTAGCGAGTTTGGGCCAGAAGCCCAAAAAGAAGCGTTCCAAAAGACACTAAATGCAGTTCTTCAAATTTTGGGCGAAGAGGGTAAAAATTACCTAGAACAAACATACGGAGATTTAACAATTTATATTGGAAATCTTATCGAAGCAAAAGTGAATAAAGAGAAAGAGGGCTAAATCTCTTTCGAGTCCCCTTACTAGTCGGGATTAATAATAGGCTAGTAAATAAAATAAAAATGACTAAAGCATAAAAGATTATAACATATTCTTTGACTTTGAAGGGGTTAAAAATTTTTCATGAAAGAAGGTTGCTCTGAAAATGTATCCAAATTATTATCAGCAGCAAACGCCGTTACGACCCTCTTCTACTTTTAGTCCTACTATTGGATTAAAAGGCCGCCCAGTATCTTCACTGGACGAAGTTCGTGCAACGACAATAGACTTTGATGGTTCAGTATTCTTTTTTCCTGATTTAGCGAACAAAAGAATCTATACCAAACAAATTAATATGGATGGTACTCCATCTCTATGTATGTATGAGTTGAAAGAAATTCCAACAACACCAACACAAGGTTCATATGTAACTAGAGAAGAATTTGACGCCGCTATGGCGCAAATAAAATCTATATTGACGCCAACTCCGGCTCCTCAACAAGAAACTACCGAAACTAATAATAATTATAGTTTTTAAGGAGGGAGAAAGATGGCGAACAATTATAACCCAATGGCTTTAATTCAGATGGTTAAATCTGGACAAAACCCCCAGCAAGTAATTTTACAATTTCTTGAGAGTCAAATGCAAAACACTCCAATGGGAGCGAATCTATTAAATTTAGCTAAAAATAATAGAACTGCTGAGATCGAACAAATTGCTAGGAATCTATGTAGTCAAAGAGGCTTAGACTTTGATAAAGAATTTAATTCCTTTAAGCAAATGCTTGGGATTTAAATAAATATTATTTTTCTACAAGGAGGACATTATTATGTTCAATCAAAACAGTGGCTATTCTTTAGCCGACATTGCAACTGCTTCTGGTGCCAATCGTGAGGGATTTGGCGATGGCATGGGAGCTTGGTAAGTATAAATATTTGCCACTTTACAAGGTAACTTGTATCGAATAATCGCGGAATTAAGCTGGAACCCTGAGATGGGAATCAGAACCGAAGGCTGTAAGAACTACAGTCAGGGGCAACGCGCAGACATACTGAATATGTTGTAGTCCTTTAAGACTACTATATAAAGTCAATTAAAGGAGTATACGAAATGGAAAAGTATATAATTATTGATGCGTTCAATAATTATGCTGTTTCAAACTGTGGTAATATCAAAAATGTTAAAAATGGGAAAATTTTGGAACCGCACATGAACAACGAAGGTTATTTAACGTATACCTTTTGCCAAGATGGGCTTAAAAAGACTTTTAGAATCCATCGACTTGTGGCCTTATATTTTCTTGATAATCCAAATATTCTCCCTTATGTTAAGCACAAAGATGGAAATCCACTTAACAATAAAGTCGAAAATCTTGAATGGACAAAAGAAAAAGACCAGATAAAGAGTAAACCGATTTTAGCAACAAATTTAACTACAGGTGAAAAATTTGTTTTTATGAGTACTTCTGAAGCTAGTGCGCTTTTAAACATTAACAAACGTGCTATTACTAGAGTTTTAAACAGTAGCCGCAGTAAAGTACATAATTATACTTTTTCATTTCTGCAATAGATATAAAGCAGAGTTTTTTAATAACTCAGAACTATTTAGTTTTTCCAAGAGGCCGCGACTACTCTAATATTGGAGTAGAAAAGGTGCGCTGAACTTATAGGAACTATAAACTATAAGAGCTACTGGACAAAAAGCCAGTAGGATAACAGCAATGGGATAATTATACTTTTCCTGTTCGTCTTTATGGGCGGCGGATGGGGAGGAAATGGTTGGGGCAATAACAATGCTTCAACTCAAGGCGCCCTGACCAGAGGAGAGCTTTGCCAAGACATGAACTTCCAGCAAGTTGAAAATGGCGTTCGTGGCATTCAGCAAGGTTTGTGTGATGGATTTTATTCCAACAACACTACTCTCCTGAACAACTTTGGCAGTTTACAGCGTGACTTATGCACAGGATTTAGTGCTGTCTCTCAAGGCTTCGATACTGTAAACTCTAATATTGCGGATAGCCGTTATGCGATGCAGTCTTGCTGCTAAACAATCATGGCAGCCTAATAGGTAACTATTAGAAAAATAATTCGGTGAATTGCTGGAAAGCTAAGTTTACATTTGTAAGTATGCTAATCAGCAGCCAAGCTAATGAAAGTCAGTAAAAGTAATTAGAAGGTTCAACGACTAATGGTTGAGTTATGACAAACAATAATACCAACACGAGTGCCGAACTCCCTAATAACAATTAGGGAAGAAGATATAGTCTGAACATATAGGAAACTATATGAGTTATAGGATAAAGAGCCTATAAGATAACAAATTGGTGACACAAACCGCAATATAGATAGCGTTAGAGCAGAGAATTACCGTAATACTTGCGATATTACTGCCGCTATTCACAATGAAGCCGAACAAACTAGAGCTTTAATCAATGCTAACACAATGCAAGACTTGCGTGACCGTCTGGCCGCCAAGGATAGTCAATTGCAGACTGCTAATTTCCAGATTTCTCAGCAAGCTCAGAATGCTTATCTGGTGAATGAGCTTAAGCCCTGCCCCGTTCCTGCATACCCCGTAGCCAATCCTTATACTGGTTATCCTCTATCTTTTGGGTGCAACGGATAATAGTTGGGAGGTAAAGAGATATGGAACTAACAGCAAATGCAGTTCAATTAGTAAGTGCTAATCAGAATGTTCTCTTTTCTGAAGTTGCTATTCCGGGAAACTGCTCAATAATCTATAATAGAGAGGGTAGCGGTTTAGTAATTCTGAGAGGAATAACTCAGCAATGCCGTGCCAGATTTAGAGTTACTTTTGGCGCAAATATTGCTTCACCCACTTCTACTACTGGCGCATCAGAAGCCGCCACTACAACTCCGGCCCCAGTAGCTTTAGCAATTTCCTTGGATGGAGAACCTATTCTCACAACAAAAATGATTTCAACTCCCGGAGCAACAGGAGATTACAATTGTGTATTTACAAGTATTTTCTTGGATGTGCCGAGTAATTGCTGCTCTCAAATAAGCGTTAAAAATGTTGGAACTACTTCTGTAAATGTTCAAAACGCTAATATTATTATAGAGAGGGTGGCTTAAATTGTACAGATTAAAAACTATTAAAGAACATCTTGTTCAGCAAGTCGAAAATCAAATGTCCAATTTAGAATGCGTTGATGCGCACGAATTGGGCGAAGTTATTGACATGATTAAAGACTTAAATGAAGCTATGTATTATCATTCTGTAGTAGAAGCAATGGAACATAAAGAGACTCAGGAAGATGAAGAAAGAGAGCTTATTCGTATTCTTGAGAGAAAAGGGATGCCAGAAGATACTCACTTTGACTATTCGCCCACTCCTTTAGAGGAGCATAAACACGAATATATGAAAGCCAGAGAGCATCATATGGATAAAGAAACTCAAATGGAACATCTTGAGGGCTACATTCATGAACTTAGCGAAGAAATTTTAGATATGGCCAAAGAAGCCAGTATCGAAGAAAAACAGTTAATGCAAAAGAAGCTCGCCGTTTTGGCGACTAAAGTTGCTGTGTAAATTTTAGAGGGTTAGGAAGAAATTCCTAACCCTCTTTTTTTTGTTTTTATGACCAATTAAAGCCTTTATCTTGGCCTACCCAATAGGCGCCAATAGAAATAGCATCGGCTTCATCAGAAGTAACTTTTGCGTTATAAGTATTTAAAACGTATTCTTGCGCTTTGGCCTTTTGGATAGCTCTTGAAGAACCTTTAATACCCAACCCAGCTTTCCAAGTAACTGCTAATACTGAAAAATGCGGGATGGCTAATTCTGTAGCCAATTCCTCAATAGTCCCATAGACTTCTGCCAGAACTTTAAAAGTCTTTACATTATTTGATACGTTTCCTTGAAGTTGAATATCTTCAAAGATTAGTTCATCAATTTCATATTTATCAATTAGCTCTTTAACTTTTTCTCTTAGGGAGAATAGTCTTTCTCCAACGTCAGACTGGCTTAAAGTAAATTTGCCATATTCTTTTAGTTCCCCATCTATAAATACTGACCAACCAGTAATTCTACTACTTTGGTCTAAAGCTAATAGATGACTCACTTAGAAGTACTACCAAAGCCGCCGGTGCGCTCTCCAGCAGCATCATCATTTTCAACTTTTAAATATGGCTTAATAATACCTTGGCCAATTATATCGCCCTTTTTAAGAATAATGGGGAATGGCGATAAGTTTATAATCTGGAAAAAGATATGCCCCTCATTGTCGCTATTATTATAGTAATCTCTGTCAATAACCATTTGTTACCCTAGAGGCTTTTTATCCTCTAGTTCTTATACTTTACCATCGTATAAGTTCGGCGTACATTTTCAATTATATTGTTGAGTACTCTTGGGCAAATTATATTTATTCATTGCCTACGCTCTACGGTGACTTCTAACCTTTCGTAATTTAGAAGTTTACCTCGGTATTGCCCTATCTATTGGAGGGTTTCACCGATTTTACTCAATTTATAGTCGGCATTAGTCTACCGACTCCATTAGCTAAAATAAGCCAATATTTAAGGGGGCAAGAGCTGCGCACACTTAACTCTAAATAAGTTCCGGGGTCTAATTGGCATTTAATTCCAGTAGGAACTAAAGTAGGTTTAGACTCTGCTTTCTTAGTTAAGGCCGCGGTTTCTTCCAAGGTAAGAGGCTCAAGTTCTCTACTTCCTTCTGGCCCGACATATTCACTAAGTAAATCAAGTCCAAGTTCATCATAAGGAAGTACTAGAGTATCTTCGGCCACTTCAAAATCATAGCCTGCGGAATCAGCAGTTTTGCGCACTGGGAGATTGATATTGATATTTTCGTATTTAGAAATCTTTTCGAACTTTGCCA